GCCGTAGCAGCAGGTGGAATGATCTACGTAAGTGACGCAATGGGTGCATTTTTGACAGGTTCAATGTGTTTCAGTAATGGAGCAGTTTGGATCGATGTAACGACAGGTATAGCTGTAGTATAATTGAGCTACTGTTCGGGAAAAGGAAAAAGCCGCAACTGTTGCGGCTTTTCCTATCTGCGTAGTAGGTTTCTACGCTACCGTCTTACTCTTCTTCCTCAATACTATCGACATCATCGACATCATCGTCCTTGTCGAGCGGATCTTTATTCGTTAGCAGCCGACCTTCAACTACTATTTCATACAACGATTCAAAATGACGATTCTCTTCGTGCAGCGTTGCATAGTTGTGCCTGAACATTGTGACAGCTAGCTTACGAACTGTTTTCTTGTCAAGCCCGGACGTTGAGGAAATCTCGTCGATCGATTCTTTGATCGCTTCTTTCTGATCGTCAATTGCTTGAAGATGGTGCGTGACAGTCGCCAATCCCGTCTTCAACTTCTTCCGTTCGTTTGCATCGTTGAGAAGGTTAACACTCTTCGTAGGTTTTGGTGCTTGCTTTTTCTTGCCCTTTGCCATTATTATTCTCCTCTTTGAGAATAACTATCCAAGAGTTTGAAGAAATTGACAACAGGGTTATTTGGTTAGGAGGGATTGAAACCAGGAGAGATAGTTGCCTGGGAACTTCTCTGGCTGATATAGGTAAGGCGTTTGCGCTGCAATATGAATGCGCGCTTGAAAGAGGTCACCAATTAGTGTTTGAGTTGATGCGTTGATGAAGTGAGGGTCGCTTGGAAACACTATCATTGTACCTCGAATAGGATTAAAGCCAAATGCGTGTTGTGGAAATTCCAATTTGCCACCGAGTACTTCATACTCCTTCTCGAATGGCACTTTATCTTGGTAGTCAGCCATGAACAATACGCCTGTAAAGTCCTTAGCTTGACTCCGCATCCATTTACCTCTTAGGAACTCACTATTTTCGGCGTGTGGTGTGTTCGCACTTCCAGTCGGGAACCATTCAAATTGAATGGGATGAGTACCTTTATAAAGGAATTCATAATACGCTTGGAGTTCGGGAAGAACGTAAAGGAGACGTTCGTAGATGATTGCGCCCGCACGTTCGTTTGATCTTGTAGAAAATATTGGATAGCCATCTTTATCAACATCAGGCACTGTGTAATTAAGAATGTCAATCATCTCCTCGCAGGCAAGAGGCGAGATAAACTCTTCTATGACATAGAAGGGCGATCGAATGTTCATGTGTTATTCCTTGATGCGATTTACAGCTTCGGTCTGCAGGTACTTGACAAAGTCACTCATCGTTATGTTGCTATCTGCGAGCAATTGAATCGCTTCGTAAATTTTCGTCTCGTCAATCTTGATCTCTTCCGATTCTGGCATTGCCTCGGCATCGGCCGGTGCCTCTCCGTCCATTGGTGCTTCTTGATCTTGGCTAACATCAACTTTGAAGTTGCCAGCTTTGAGAACATCTTGACCAATCAACAGTTTGGAATCCATCTTGGAACGATCGTTGAGATTGAACAAAATGTCTTTGATTTGAACACCATTGATTTGAATGGCTAGACGAACCATGGGGCGCTTGTCTCCACCAAAGTCAGCGGAGTGAACCTCTTGTGTTCCTTCCATCGGTAGCGTGATAACGTTTTGTGAAAGAAGTTCGGACTGAAATGAAACTCGCCCGTTTCCGGCCTTGACGTTTGTTGCATGGAGTGAAGATGTTGTAGCACCAGTATCGATCTTACCATCAACTTCAACGTTGAACATTGGAAAGCCAATCTTTGCGTGATTGCCAATAACCCGACCTTCTTCCTCGCCTTCTTTTGTGATGGGGTCAGTTGCTTTCATTTGGCGAACAATCCCACCACCTGCTTCGATTTGACCGATGATTGTGGCTGCTCTTTGTGCAAACAATGCAATCCCTTCTAGCCTTTGCCGCGCCCGAGGATCACGTTTGAGCTGCTCAATGTTTTTCTCAAACATTTGTTGGGTGTGCGTGAGTTCTAATGTGAGCTTCAAAGAGTCAAGCTCAGTGCCCAATTTCTGCCATAATTCTGCCGCTTTTGTCATTTAGAAACTCCCTGCTGTTTGTGAAAGGTATTTATACGCTCACAAAGTGGCTCTACATAGTCGTCTATCTGCTTGCGGAACACGAGGGGAACAGCTCCCCGTTCGACTGTCATGAGGATGACCAGCTGATCAATTTGGACGTCGTACCGCTCGTGAAACATTAGTGCATACGCCGCTGTTTGCAGGAAGTAATCTTGCACCATGCTTTCGTATTTGTTGTTTGTGGACGTCTTAAAATCGATAATTGAAAGCTTGCCACCAAATGAAGCAACACAATCTACTCGTCCTGCCACTCGTAAAACGTCGCTATATAGGGCCGATTCTTGTAGGAGTATGCTGTCAATCTTTTTCAGGTGCAATTTGATTGAATTGAACTCTGAAATGTGCTCAGTCTTTTGTCCTTGCGTTGGGTCTGGATCGTTAGCAAGGTGGCGCTCGATCATCAAGTGAACAGCTTCACCTCGATCCGCCGCTCGCTTTGTTTCTTTGTCGGCCTTCTTTTCTCCGAGCGAATTGCGCCATTCAGCTAACCATGGCTTATCTTTTGCTCCGAGGACTGTGGTGATGGAAGGATATTTCTTTCCTTCGGGGGTGACATAGAAACGACCGGTCGGCCCGTTAATAACTGTTATGTTAAGTGATGGATATGCGTCTGAATGTGTAAACACGGGTTCAACTCTCTCTTATTGACCCGGCGTACTTGCTCCTGTAGAACCGGGTGTCATTGCCTGATTTCCTCGTGGCCCTTGCTGTGCCTGCATTTCGTCGTTGCCTGGCTGCGCTTCTTTGGCCTTGTTCTGAGTCATCAGCTGCTTCTGCTTGACTGCAAGCATCTTTTGGAGTCGCTGCTTTTGCTGCATGAGAGGATTAGTTCTCGTTGCAATCGTTGCGTCGAGCATCGAGATGTCTGCCATCAACTTCGAGACTTCATCTTCCAGTTCTTCGTCTATACGATCTTCATCCAGTATACGGAGGAAATCATTAAAAGTCAAGTATTCCTTAACCGCTTTCTTAGCCTTTTTCTTATCTTCGTGATGCCGCACGGTCATACCGCCACAATTGCTACAGTGTAAAACACCATCCCAGTCATCATAAATGCTGGTTTCTTTATAGACACCTTTCCTGCATTCTTTGCACTTTTCGCCCTTCATATCCCAGTTCATTACTTCACCCTCGAGAGAATGAATTTGGCTACGTCAGCTGGGGCGACACGTCCGCCCAATCGTGGTTCCTTGCGTCCTGACTGGGCTTTCATTGGTCCAGGGTGACGCATTGATGTACGATGAGATTCTTCTTCTTCACGTCCACCCTTCAGATCACCTGTAATTGAGCCAACATCAAATTCTGGTGTTTCTTCAAATGAGGTGCCTTCGTCTTGTTCCATGTCATGCTTCCAACGAGCCAACTTAGCAAGACGTTTAGCTTCTTTGTCAGTAGACGATTGTTGCTTTTCATGTGCTTCCATATCAAGGATTTGTTCTTCTTGTTTGACTTTTGCGTACACTTGATCTTTCGCACTATCAGCTTCTTTTGCTTTTGCCTCAGCTGTTCTTGCATGAGCTTCAGCGCGTCGCGCTTCAGCATCTGCCTTCATCATGTCAATAACTTGAGTCAGTAAACCTTTGACGTCTTCTTCACCACCACCAGCTCCCATGTCGGCACCGGCGTCACCAAGGTCAAGTTGATCTGCTTCACCGGCGCCCATCCCACCTTCAGCACCACCTTCACCATCTTCACCACCAAGCGCCTGTTCAGGTTGATTTTCACCACCTTGAAGGGATACGTCTTCTTCCTGATCTTCAGGTACATCTGGCCATTCAACGTCCACGATGTCGTAACGATCTTTTAGTTTGAAGAGCAGTTCAGCAATTTCAGGAATGCCTTTGCGACCTTCGTTATCGTCGTCAATGTCTGCGAGAAATGCGTTTAGAGCAGCTTCGAAACTCGGTGCTTGGTCTGTGCGTACGCGCACCTTAACCATGTTGCCGTCTTCATCCTCAAGAGCGAACGCTTGAGTTTCATACTTGCTGATAGTTTCTTTGTTCTCAAGAGACTTGAGCTTTGACATCACTTCGGATGTATCGAACGTGTCGCCACCAATTTGAGATTGGTCTTCGACGAGCGAGTAAAATTCTTCCTTAATACCCAGGCCCTTCCTAGGCTGCTTCTTTTTCTTGGGTGGTTTCACAATGCGGATTTTCTTAGGATGATCACGTGCTGTAAGCTGTGAAAATAAAGGCATTGCCAAACTTGCGACTGCGTGCGCTCCTACTGCGCCGCTGGCACCGCCGCCTACTGCACCGCCGGCTGCATCTTCTGCTAGAGCGGCCTTCTCTATGATGGTCTTGATTAGTTTCATAGTGACTATTCCTTGAATACGTGGGGTTTTCGTTCCAGGTATTTATGGAACAGCGGGCTAAAACACGCGAAAGAAGGAGTTACAGTGGTTGTTTGATGTTAGACAGCTTAAACGCGCGCCACTTCGGGGAAATATGCATACCCTTTGAGTGCTCGCACCACGTCTCGAAGTTGAAAGCGTTAGCAAGGAAATCCTCATAGTACTTTGAATATTCCTTATAGAGAGCTTGCATTTCAAGCCGTTCATCAGCAGAGAGATCACTAACGTCAATTGATTTCATTGTTTGACGTGGTACGGTCGTGGGAAGGATTGTGCGCTGAGAAATCTCACCGCGCCCTTCGCTCAAATACACAATGTCAGCGAACTCGATCTGCTTGAACTGCATGAATTATTCTCCAGTTATTTGCTTCCGTTTTTCTTCTTCTTGTCCGTCTTTACCTCTTTGAGGTCCTCACCTGGCATATCATCTGCTGCTGCAGGTGCTACTTGTTCTTCAGCTGAAGCAGCGACCATTGCCTTTGCCTTCTCCATAGCATCCGTCTTTTCTTTGTTGATGGCAACATAAATGTTGTTTTGGATGTCTCGAAGGGCAGCCTTAACCATTGTCATTTCGACAACGAGGTCAGTCTCTGTCTGGCGCCACTCGTCCATGAATACGACCATTTGCTTGACGTTGTCGCTCATTTTGTCGACGGCGAATACTACGTCGTCAACTGTAATCGAAGTTGTTTCTTGTACCTTTGGCATGTGGGTCTCCTTATATTTTAACCTACTGTGCTTATTTATAGATCCATCAGGTCGTTGAGAGACCGCTTTGCCGATTTACCCTTAGTGTGTGCAACTTTATTGAGGATGACACCATCGCCATCAATATCGAGGTCTTCTTTAGGGTTAATAATACGAAGACGGGTGTTGTCCCACCTGAGATAAATCGTCTTGCCGACACCGTCACTATTACGAGTTTTCAGGAACAGGAAGCCGATTTCACCGGAAGCTTTCATCGAAGAGTTGAGAATAATGGATACGTGTATGTCAACCGTATTCACCTTACTGATACCTCCTGCGATATGGCCTTGATGGACTTCATCTGCATCCAGAGCTGCTCGGTTTTGCTGTGAAGCCGTTGCAATGAAGAAGTTGTAATCGAATCCAATGTCTCGTAACTGTTCTGTTGCTCGCTTGTCCTTCTCCCAAACATTGTCTGCTGAAACCTTCTCGTTCGCTCCCATCATGTCGAGATAGTCGACAATCAACAAATCAGGAACATAGTTGTTCTTCAGTTCAAATTCTTTGAGGTATGCACGAATGGAGTTGCAATTTGTTCCTGACGGCATGTGTTTGATTACAAGGTTCCCAGCGTTCGGCGTTACCACGCTCAACATCGCAGCAATCTCTTTGTAGTTCTGCTGCCACATAACAGTTGGAACGCCTGTGAACATGGTATCAAAGCGTTGTGCAACCAACTGTTCTGAAAGTTCCAATGTGATATACAATACATTCATCTTTTGCATCACAAAGTTCATTGCGAGATTTGCAAGCGTGATCGACTTGCCACCACCAGAGTTTGCTGAGAATAGAAGCATCTCTGTTCTTGCCAGACCACCAAATAACAGATCATCGAACTGATGCCACGTCGTCGGTGTTCGCAAAGGCGTTTGTGACATCAGTTCAAGTCGACCGAGAGGATCGTAAAAATAATCAACTCCCAGATTGCGGTTTAAGGAAACGAGCAATGCTTCTCGAACAGCTGCTTCTACAGTACCATAGTCGCCTTTCTCAATCAAGTCAGGAGCGCTGAAGACAGCCTGCGTCAAGGCTTGTCGCTTACAAAACGATTCAATTTCGTTTGTGCAATATGCGATTTGATCACGTGTGATTTGTTGTGGCTTTAGTTTGGAACCTGTCTCCGCCGAAATTTGATCGGCGGACGGAATTGTATTGTACTTGTCGTAATAGTCGTGGATGAAATCCACGGCCTTGCGGAGCCCCGGTTCAAAATAATCTGCTCGGACAATCGACTTACATAATGCAAATGTGTCAGGTGAGGAGATTAAGTATTCGACAAGTAGTTTTTGTTTATCAGTATTGGCTTTCATTATTTCTACCTTTGCGATCCTCTATTATAGAGATAATCGCAAGGGTTAGTCAACGACAGATATGAACGGGTAGGTCTGTTTGACGATCGATCCTGCTGCGTAGGCATCACCACTCGTGTAAGCAATTTCGGGTTGATCTGGATCGATGAGAGCGATATCAATATAGCGGTCAACGACCCTATCAACAACGGTGAAGGGGGATGTACCTAGAAGGATTAGGTTCTCGTTTGGTGTCGTTCCGAGTGATGGGAAATAGAATTGTGTGCCGTCTGCAATGAGGTTGTTACCAAATGTTGACGGCGCCAGCTCTTGTTCAACCAAATTGAAGCTGCGAACAGTAAATGCCCGTCCGTTGACAAAGACTTTGTCAGCGCCAACCCACGGCGACTTAAATGAAGGTTGATCATCAACACCAACATAGTCAATATCAATGACACCACCAGGAACATTGACGCTCCTGTAACGAGCCGTAAGATTGATTAGTGTCGTGCTGTCCCTCGTGGCGATCGTTATTTCACCATCGTTTGTTAGCAACAATGTTCCTTGTACGACAACCGTTGGCGATCCAACCTCAGGGTTAACAGTATTCTCAGAAGAATATGCTAAGCATTGCGCCAGTCCTTTTCGCGGCTGGTCAAATTCAATTTCAACGGTATTCAAGTTGACCACGCGGATTTCTTGAGGATCAACCTCAACCAATTCTTCAACACCATCCACCAACTGCTCAACAAACACTTGTACGCTTGGACGGTTTGCAAGGCCATGTCGAACAATCCACACAGAATCTTCAATAGCTTGCTCGTGGAGATAATACACACGTCGTTGCACCCAATCCTTAGTGTCAGGAAGGGATGGTGTAATAGCTGATACATCATTGGCTTCCGCTGTCGTTAGAATCTTGTGAAGCTTGCCGAGGCAGTTCTTTGTAATAATACATCGTTGGATAACGTCGACGCTGTACTTGTTTGTCGGGACGCGGTTGCGACGTTTGCAAACATCGCACTGATAGACAGTCTCGCCGAGATTGAAAATTCGACGGCGCTGATCTGCTTCTCCAACAAGAGTAGAGCGTGTTACCATTATTTGACAGCCTGAAGGTCTGAAACAATCTCAATAGAAGACGTTTGATGAACATATGCATCGTGCAAATCTTTTGCAACTTCTAACGGTCTTGCTTGGATTGACGAAAGGTAAATCTCGATAGTTCCTTCGGGGTTAGTTGGATCGAAAGGAACCAACATGATGCGATATTGGTCCGGGCCCTCGCCTTTAGCAATACGAATATTAAGTGGCTTCTTCAAAGTAATAGAATCTTTATGTTGCAAATGTTCCTGCGCTTCTCCAATGACCCATTCACCGGACGTTAATTTGAGTTGTAGTATGTGTGCCATGGTTAATTTTCCTTATAGTTATTGAAAGAGTTTCCCGTATGGTGGGACTGCTGCTGTACGAACAGCATAGTAATGTGGGATGCCGTACAAAATGATTTCCGACTCGGAGATGATCCCTTCAGCAAGGTTCTCACGCAGGTATGTATACTTCAACACATCCGTGACGATATCAAGTGCTTTGTTATTGTCTTCGAACCGTTGGAACAACGACTCCATAACCTGCTTGTAATCAGCGTTCGAGTTCTTCACCTCTTTGCTGTACAGATATTTGTAACCGTTGGTCGGAAACACATAAAATGGTTCTGTGGTGTCTGTTGGCTCGGGACGTGTTCCCGATGCGAACACTGCACGTTGACGGAGATTGCGAAACTGCATTCCGAATGCACGGTTGTACGCCTCACTGAGATCATCGTCCGTGTTTTTCTGACGGACCTTTACGCGATGAAAGTCAGTGTAGTTTCTAGGGAGTAATTTATACAGCGGCAATGCGGCAGATTCACGTAGAAACTGCGCACACTTAGCTTTGAGCGTGTTGATTTCTCGCGAGCCAAATCCCGACGTATCACCAAGCAGTTCTTGTACGAGCATAATAATCCCTTTAATCGGGGGTATTTATGCTACTAGTTCGACCCTTGTTAGGGGCACTCTTACTACTCTGTCGGTGCAGAATCCGCCGCCTGATCTTTCGACGACGCACGGGTCATCACTTGATCAATGAAGTCGTTGCATTCTGCTATGTTCTTCTGCAGCACACAACGTGGGCCCTGCATTACCTCATTAAGGAGATAAGCAAATTCCGTCTCCACAACGTAGGCTTCATTTGGTCCCGCCTTTTTACCACGAAAGGCACGATCAAGCCCTGACTTTGCCTTATTGAATGTGGTTGTCAAATATCGAACGACTTGTTCGATATCCTTTTCTTTGGCTTGTTCACGTTCGGCCATGAGAAGGCTCCTTTTCTTGTTGCGTTTAAACACGTATCAGATAGGGGATCAGATACACCAATGGATAGTTTAGCCAACTTTGGGAGAAAGGTCAACAGGTTGTGTTTTCTCGTCAGATATGATAAGCTGTCTTAACGATTGTTTTGCGCTCGAAAAATAGAACCTAACAAGCATGTCCTAAATAGATCCACTTACAAAAATAAGTTACATACTGACCACATCTTACAACTCCATGAACAAGAACAATAAGGAGAATGCCTAATGTTCGTTGCACCAGAAACACCGCACGTACAGCTAGCGCCCCGCAGGCAAAAGCAAGAAACCGAAGAAACAACACCAGAATCATTTGAAGAGCAAATCCAACAACTCAAAGACAAGTTACAAAAGAAATTTCAAACCTCTTTCGAAGACAACTTCTCCGCAGAAGTGTGGGCTTCCACCTACAAAGATCACAATGACCGTGACATTAATGACACGCTTCTTCGCGTGGCTGTTGCTGCGGGTTCGATTGAACTCACCGACGAAGCAAAGCTTGAATGGACGGAAAAGTTCTACGATCTACTAACCAACTTCAAAGCGACGGCAGGTGGCCGCATATATGCCAATGCCGGTACACAATGGGGCGGCACTACACTAATGAACTGCTATGTGGGACCACGCGCGTCCTACGATCCAGACAGTCTTGACGGTATCCTCGGTCACTTACGAGCACAAGCGCACACTTTGAAATCGGAAGGTGGATGGGGAGAGAACTTTTCATACATTCGACCTCGTGGTTCATTTATTCACGGCGTTGGCGTTGAAACGCCTGGTGCCGTCAAGTATATGGAGTTGTTTGACAAAACATCGGAGATCATTACTTCTGGTTCTGGTCGCAAAAGTACACACAAACAAGCAAAAGGTAAGATCCGCAAAGGTGCCATGATGGGCGTGCTTGACGTTTGGCATCCTGACATTATCGAATTCATCACAGCCAAACAACAGCCTGGTCGACTGACAAAGTTCAACATATCCGTCAACTGTACCGATGAATTTATGACTAAGGTGTTGAAGGTGCTCGAGATGAAGAAGGACATTGAAAATCTTCAATCCGAACAAATTCGAGTTGAAGATTTTCTCAAGAAACACGGAGAGGGCTGGGACGCCGCCGGCGCTCTTGTTAATGCGGAGTTAATGATTCCCCACATTGAGAAAAAGGTAGCTGAGTCAGATGAATGGGTTCTTCGTTTTCCCGACACGACGTTTCCAAAGTACAAGAAAGAATGGGATGGAAATATGATCGCATGGGAAGCGAAAGGCTATCCCGTTGCCATCCACAATACAATTTCAGCAACGTGGCTGTGGAACCTGATTATGGAAAGCACCTATAATCGTGCCGAACCAGGAGTTCTATTTTTGGATCGCGCCAACTACTTCCTTCCATTGAATTATGCTGAAACAGTTTTCGCAACCAATCCTTGTGGAGAGCAAACCCTTGCACCAGGCGGTGTATGTAATCTGGCTTCGCTCAATCTAACACAGTTCGTCAACGAAGATCACACGGGATTTGATCTCAAGAAGGTCGAAAAGTACACCCGCTATCTTGTCCGGTTCTTGGACAACATCAACGACCTCACAAGCTCGCCATTGCCTGAATACGAACATTCAATCCGTAAGAAGCGCCGTATCGGCGTCGGTATTCTTGGGTGGGGTTCAGCGTTGTATATGTTGAAGACGCGCTTTGCATCGAAAGAAGCCAATCAACTCCGAGACAATGTGATGGGTACGATTGCCCGCACTGCGTACATGGCATCGATCGACCTTGCAGAGGAAAAGGGAATGTTCGAATATTGTGAGCCGAAGTGGCACACAGAAGGACCATTTGTTAAGAGTTTGGATCTTCCAAAACGATACATGGAAAAGCTTGCTACAACAGGCATTCGTAACAGCTCGCTTCTATCAATCCAACCAACAGGTAACACGTCTATTCTTGCCAACGTTGTTTCAGGTGGACTGGAACCAGTATTTCTTCACGACTACGTTCGAACAGTGATTGTTAATCATATGCCCGAAGAGCTCGCTGACGTCACACCCAATTGGTATCAAGGTGAATGGCATGAAACAAAGATGTTCAAGTTTGTCAAGGAAGGGGATGAAGAAATCCTTAGAGGCAAAGGTCCAGACGGTGTCATATACAAGGTCGACAAAAATCGAGGCCTTACAAAAGAAGTGCTTTGTGAAGATTATGGCGTTCGCTATATGAAACAACGTGGAGAGTGGGACGGACGTTACACGTGGACAGCGACAGCTATGAATATGACGGTTGCCGATCACGTGAACGATTTAATTGGCTTTGCGCACTGGGTCGATTCAGCAATGTCAAAAACAGTCAATGTTCCTTACAATTTTGGTTTTGATGAATTTAAGGACATCTATCTCGTCGCGTACCGCTCAGAAGTTGTCAAGGGTGTTACAACCTACCGCGCAGGTACAATGACGAATGTTCTCGCAGCGAGAGATGAGAAAGATGCTGATCCCTGCGATGAAGAGATCATTCTTGAAGATGTTAAATTGCCTGATAGTGCTCCTGCTACAATGAAAATTCTGAAGGCAGAAGGACGTAAATGGTACTTGACGGTCATTTGGAACGAAACTCAAACGAGACCATTAGCATTCTTTGTTCATACGAATAATCACGAAAAAGGAATTACAACTTCCGATGCAGTTGAAGTTCTTATCAAGCTGGCGCGCAAGAAAGGTATCCCAAAAAAGCACATTGACATTTCTACTGAGAAGATGGCCACCGATAATAACCCCACAAAAATTGCTCGGATGATCTCATTGAACCTGCGTCACGGCGTGCTGATCAAAAACATCGTTGCAACGTTGGATAAAATCGAAGCAGCTCACGTTGGTTCATTCCTATTTCAGATCAAGAAGTTTCTCTCCTCCTATATCAAGGACGGTGACAGAGTGCAGGATGCAATTTGCGAGGGATGTGGTTCACACAACATCATTTACAGCGAAGGTTGTATGAAGTGTGCGGATTGTGGATCCAGCAAATGCGGGTAACTCCCTGAGCAATCACGATTCAATAAATACCCGGCTTACCTGGGTTTATTTGGAGAGTGTAGAGTGAAACTGATCGATCTACGTGAAGGTGCATACAAAGCCGCTATTGACCGTCAAGCAAAATACCTTGCCAACGATGTGGCCAAGTATGATCGAGCGACCCGGAAGTTTTGGGCGAAACATTTGTCCAAGGAAGTTGCCTTAGCAATTGCTCGTATGCATCAGCGACCATCAGATGAAGTACGAATAACGCTTGTAAAGAAAATAATGAAGATGTTAGGAGAAGATATGAAAGTCAACGAAGTGGTCAATGCTCAAGGATTAGAACAAGGCGTTCCAGTAGTCGATAGACCACAGTACAAGGTTTTTGTTGACCTTGATGGCGTCCTTGTAGATTTCGATAAGCAGATGACAAAGATAGGATTTCCTCGCGAAGTATTAGAACGTGACAAGCAAGCAAAGAGAAAGTTCTGGCAAACAGTCGGATGGATGGCAAAGAACGGCAAGCCGTTCTGGGGAATAATGGAGCCAATGCCCGACGCTGCTCAGCTATGGAACTATCTCAACAAGCAACATACCAAACCTGAAATTCTATCCGCAACAGGACACGTTGGCAATGCCACC